CAATTCCTCTGTTTGTAATTGTAACTGATTGTTGTCTAAGCGTAATTTATTATTGCTTGAAGTCAATTCCTCTATTTGTAATTGTAACTGATTGTTGTCTAAGCGTAATTTATTATTGCTTGAAGTCAATTCCTCTATTTGTAATTGTAACTGATTGTTGTCTAAGCGTAATTGATTGTTGTCTAACTCCAAACTTTGTATCTTTGATTGTAACTGATTATTGTCTAAGCGTAATTGATTATTGTCTAAATGTAATTGATTATTGCTTGAAGTCAATTCCTCTGTTTGTAATTGTAACTGATTGTTGTCTAAGCGTAATTGATTGTTGTCTAACTCCAAACTTTGTATCTTTAATTGTAACTGATTATTGTCTAAGCGTAATTGATTGTTGTCTAATTCTAAGCTTTGTATCTTTAATTGCAATTGATTATTGTCTAAATGTAATTGTAAATTTTGTTTATAAACAACTAATCCCCTAACTTCATTTAATTCACAATCATACTCAGGTACAATCCAATTTTCTGTAGGCAAAAAAGCCGCGTCAAGCGATAAACTATAATCAACTAAATAAACCCTGTCATTGGGCGTGGGGGCTAAGTGAATATTAATTAACCCGTTACTGATTTCATAAGCAGAAACTCCCGATAAACTGCCAATAAAAGGTACATTTGGCTTAACCCTGATATACCCATTTTTAACTTCTAAACTTCCTGTTACTCGTACCATATACTAACCTCTAATTCTACTGACTGAAGGAAAACCACCAAACCTTAAAGTATTGTCGTGATACTGTTTACAAGCGTCTAAATCCTTGCGACAAGCCCGATTAGCAAAGGTTGTTATGTTGCCAGAAATATCAAAACTTCTATTGTTAGGTGCTTGACAATCATCGTCTCCAAGAATATACTGACATCTTCTTGAATATGTCCTAGCAGGTAATTTTTTTCTCTCTAAAGAATAAGGAGAAAGGGTGAACACAAATTGATTTTGATATTCACCCGTGTACTGACTAACCTCTAAATTCAACGGGAAAAACTGACTAGCATCTGCTGTGGGTTGACCATCCAAAAACATCGGCAAAGTCTGTTTAACGACCACTTCTGCTTTAATGACTGAATAATTATCAATGATATTTCCCACTAGTCCAGAGATGTCAGAAATAGTCAAGGAAGCCCGCGCTTCTACACTCTCACCTGAACGACTAAAACTACTTAGCTGACATGGAAATCCTTGGTAAGAAACACCACCAAAAGATACCGTTCCATAGTTGCAAATCTTAATATCAAATTCTGAAGTTTTGACCTGAATTAAGTCAATAAAAATCTCAGAATCTAATAATTGATTTTCTGAAATTAATGTCATAATTCCGCTTTTAATTCCTCAATCTCATGGACATAAACAACATCAAATCCTGCTAATTCTGCATCACTTGTTTCTACAAAAAGTTGATAAGTTGGATCGGGCTCAGTCCGTTGCAGTAGCGCAACAATAGCATTAAAGATTTCTCCTGAAATTAACTCACCTTCTTTCAAAATCATAAGATTTGCTAATGCGAAATCCATTGACTTGCTTTGGATTGATTCTACAAATCTTTCGTAAGTTTTTGTCTCAACAACATTTATTGTGTTTTTGTCAATCCCAATCTTAATTATGTCTTCCAATTTAGGAGTTACTTGTATTTGCTCCTGTGGTTTAGGATTGGGAATTAACTTTTTTTGATTCAATTTTCCGGTTAATTCCCTAGCGGATAGTTCAGGGAATTGTGCGATTTGAGAAAGCAGCCATTGTTGTTTTGTCATGTTTAAGGAAGATTAATTTTGAAAATGGTTACTGAGTCGCTTGGCAATTAAATTTCATTTTCAGGGGAGGCAGTATTCAAATTGCTTGCGATTTCCGGTGCAATAAATTTGTTTATGTTTGCCCCTTTTGGAAAAGTTTATGAAATTGCAATTGAATAATATGCGCCTTGGTTGCGCTCAAGTTCTTCGCGGTTGGTGGTGTAAACTATAGTTTCTGAGTTGTGTCCATTATAAAACCAATTGTTGTCTCCGCGTTGCCCAATGATCAGGTTCTTCAGGGTCAGCCTTAAACCGCTTGCATTATGGCCACCGTTAGCCCAAATGTTTGTGTTTGTTGCGCTGGTTGTTAAACTGGCCACATAAGGCTGTCCTATGGTCGGCAAAAAGTTTGTTTGCACTACTAAATTAGAATCGGAAAGGTATCCTAATGATTTGTTGGGGTTCGCCTGAAACGAACTAAGCACCCCCCTGCCAGTGATCGTGTCGTTAGTCCCAATGGGATAGCGAATACTAGACGCTTGTGTTACGTCATTCAACACCATTGTCAATGTGAACTCAGAAAGCAAAAGCGGTACACCATTGAAAAAAGTGTTAATACCGTTAAATAGAATGGCTGGTCTGCCGTTTGCAGTCTCCAATACCTGATTAGTTACAATTTGAGGCTGATTGGATGGTGTTGCCTGTGTAGCGTGTCTATTACTCATCTGGTCATACCAAATAACTACAAACCCATTCCCAGTACCTACAAATGCCAATAGTGTAACTACATCTAAACCTTCCCCAATAAAACCTATATCTATTTCAGCGTTGTCACTACTTCTTCTTACTCTTATCGCCGCTCCAGTCCAAGATATAGAAAGTCGTCTTAGCGAGTAAGCAGATGCAGCTACCACAGGAATTAAATCAAGAGCGTATCTTTGCCTGTTAAGCACCACCATTTTAGTAGAATTTCTCATGTTATGCCAAGAAAGAATTTATAGTGATTGTACCTGTCTCTGCACTGCTTGTGGGTGTAAATGCGTTTGGAGTTACTACGTATGCCCATAAAGAAGTGCTATTTGCGGCTAATTTAATCTGCCTGTTGATGTTTGATGCCATGGCAAAAAAGCTACCACCACCTCTCATCGTTGTAACTGATAAGGTAATTCCATCTTCAGTTAAGTGAAAATCTCTATCAGCAGATGCGCCATTAAAAAGGGAATTGTCAGCGATCGCAGATGGGGGTGAAGCACTGTATAAATAAATTACAATGCTAGTCATTCCAGCGGGGGGTGTGGAAGTGTTAAACATGATTTTTATATTATTAATAAAAATATTACCCCCACTAGGTCCAATATTTGACAATTGGACTATTGAGCCATATACATCATTGAGTTGATAAGATGTATTACCTGATGTTCTTTGAATGGTTGCTGTACTGACAAATCCAGTTCCGTTGCTTAGTGCCCTAAAAATAGCTGATAGCCACCCCAAGATACCTCCCCCACCCGTGGGCATGGTTGCATCAGTAATTTGAGTGCCAAAGCTAATTTGATTTGTTACGTCTACTGGTAATCTGTTGTTTATCAGTGAAGGCAATCTGTCGGTAATTGTTCTCCAAATAGCAGATAGCCACCCTAGATTACCTACACCACCTGCGGGCATAGTGGAATCAGTGATCTTAGTGCCGAAGTCCACAGTAGTAGTTCCGCCTCCCCCTGTACCACCACCTTCTACCTGAATAACGGGAATGTAAGGAGATTCTGGTGTACCTTCTCCTGTAGCTTTGACATATTCCGCTGTTCCTTTGATTCCTAAAATTGGTTGTGCCATAGTTAATAAGTATTTTGTAGCTTTATATAATTTTAGCTTAACGGATATGAGAATATACAGAAATCGTTGCACTATCAGCAATCAATCCTGTACCTAAAGTCACCAAATATCCCCATAAAGAAGTGCTATTGGTTGCTAATTTAAGTAGTCTATTTACAAGTATTGTTTCAGCTACAACAGTACCACCACCTCTAGTTAAGATTGGGTTTAAGCCTATTCCACTTAAAGTTAAAAGTGATGCTCTGTCTATCAATGGAACATTAAAAGCAGCATTGTCAGCAAATCCAGACTGCGGACTTGCATTATACAAATAAACTTCACAAGCACTTATACCTGTTAGTGAACTTGCATTAAAGACAACGCTTATGCTATTTAAATATATAAAATCTCCACTAGGTCCAATATTCTGTAATTGAAACACACCGCCATAAACATCATTAGCACTATAAGATATAGAACTAGTCCTGGTTATGTTAGCAGAAGAAAAATAAGCTAATGCAGACAAAGAAAACTGAGGAATATAAGGCGATACCAAAGTACCATTACCAGACGCTTCTCTGTATTCAATACTTCCCTGAGAACCAATGTAAGGCTGGGGCATAAATTAATAAGTTTAATTACAATTGTTGGTTAAAAGTTGCTGTTATTTCCCATAAGTAAGTACCTTGATTCGTGACGCTCCATTTATCACAAATAAATTCTTTATATTCATAATATTCATTGGGTCGCCATCTGAATCTAGTAATAGCTCCGTATTGCTTAAAAGTAGTCGTAACATCATTTTTAGATTGAGTATTTAAGTTAGGGATAACTATATCATAAACTATTCTAACTGAATTAGGCGCAGTTAGTATCTGACTATAACCATCTCCCAGTTTTGTAGTTTGTTGAAAGATAGTTTTATTAATAGAAAAATCCCATTTAATTGGTGGTAACATCAGGATAGGTACAGTCATCAAAACTCTCCCGTAAAACTTGTATAATTTCCACTACTAAAATTAGCGATCGCCTGTGGAATACTTAATGATTGCACATAAGCACTAACTTTATTATTAATGGTAATAGCAGCTATTCTTACATAATAATCCCCTGGACTAACGTTATCCCATCTAGCGGATAATTCAAAGGTTTCAATAGGGTTACTCCATTCTGAATCTTGGGCTTTCTTGTATTGTAAACTGTAGCGGTCGGTGTAAGACTCATTGGTTATTTTTGTACAGGTAATAGTTCCTGTGGCTGGGGTAATAGTCCATCCAGAAAAAGAGAAACTAAATTGGTTGTTACTGATTTTAGTAATAGTATAATAATTATTATAGATTGATTGAGTAGCCCCTTTAATTAATATTAAATCATTAGTATTGTATTTGTGATTTTGTGATGTAGTCACTGTCGCTGTTGTTTCCAAAAAAGTCATGCTGGCAACTGTAAAAGTGCTGTTAATAAGTTCTTTCCGAGGTTGCTGCCAAGATGCTAATAAAGCATAAATATCAGTGTTTCCATAATTAATTTTAATCAATTCTGATTTTAAATTAATTGGTGGTGACGCAACCACTGGCAAAGTTTCCACAGTAATGTCGCCAGGAATAACAATATTAGTTTCAACTAAAGTATAGAAGTCAACCATAAGTTTTAGCAGTTATCTCAAATAAAGACTTATTTTCTGAGTCTGGGACTACATCAGTGACCCTGTACAATTGTACCTTATTGCTAGTATCAATGATCTGCCATGGTGATTGAATTTGCGGTAATGTAGTCAATGGTGTACCGAGATTAATCTCTGTAAAAGTTCCTGCGCCATTGGTAATAGTTCTTTCAATTACTGTCTCATCTGGCAGGGTTAAATATATCTTCTTGTTAGTATTTGATGTCAGCGTTATAGGCGCATCTAAAGTTACTTTAGTAGTAGTTACAGCAGAAACTAAACCACCAATTCTGACTTTGTTTTTAGCACTATCAGATACTTGAATTACATCACCGGGTTGAAAGAACATTGCCCGCGCCCGCACTTTACAAGTCAGAAATATATTATTAGGTAAAGAACTAAAAATAGTCCTTCTCCCTGACCGAATAGCAGCCCCTCGTCGGGTTTCTCCTAGTAGAGCGTATTCTTCAATTTGGACTCCATATCTATCAATAGAAGCTGGATCTTCTACAATTTCTGGTATTTGTTCCCAGTCTTCAATAGTAGATTGATAAGAAACTTTAGCCACAGTAGTTACAGTGTTGAGTTCTTTGGTTTGATAAGCAAATTTACCCTCCTCCACATCTGCATTAGTTAATATTTTCGGTAATGCAGTGGTCGGTCTATCCTGCCAAAAGCTTAACTGTGTCCCGTTCCAATAAGGTTTAGCATACATAGTAGAGCAAATAGAACGAATCATCTCTATAACTACTTCTTGCCCACCCGTGCCTAAAACCGTATTAAACAAAAATCTTCTCTCTAATCCCCCATAGCCATTGTCCACATACCCATTGTTATACACACTGCATTGATACAAAGCAAACTTATCAATATACTCCTCTGGGATACCCAACTTAAATCTAGGCTCAGTCAGTAAATAGTAAACGATCCAAGCCGGGTCAGCAGTCGCTTTAGCAGGTAGATAAAAGCCACCATTCCAACTACCACTAAAATCCGTTCCTCTATCAGTAGCGTTAACTGTGGCATTACTAGGTATTCTGCATTTAATCCCACCTAATTTCATCCAGATTTCCGGTATTGACTGGAAAGTTTTAGATGGAAACTGTAAAGCTAGTAATGCTGTATTGGTGAATAGAATCCGGTCATTATTAATCTCTGAGTAGTCTATCCATTTCAGATTAACACTTTCTCTACTTTCTCTGTTGTCAGGGTTGGGCGGTTCATTGGGTACAGTTTTTTGCACCCGGACTTGAAAGCTGCTTTGAGTAGGATCAACACGAAAATAATATTCAAAAGTCACTGGGTCAGCGTACCTAGCGTTGATGCAAGTAGAGTATCTTTCTACAAACGCACCTCCCCCTTCTTTAATAAAAATTTTGAAGCAACAATCAGTTTTTCTGACATCACCATTTTTATCATTGTACTGCATTTGAAGACTTAAGCGAACTTTGATAGCAGTAATATCAGCATTTGAGATTTGCCTTGTCGTCCCATCGCCAATATTTTTTATCTCTGTATTAACAGTATTGACATTACTATTTGATATGCCCAAATTTGTCACAAAAGAATCATTAGATTTGTCAGGTCCACCAATACTATAGTCAACAGATACATCAAGAAAATTAGCTGAACCATCACTATTAACTAATGGTGTTTTATCAAGGTAGATATTAGACAAAGAAGTCATCCCTTCCAATTCGCCTTCACCAATAGCTAATAGCAACTTGACATAATCATTAGAAGTTGCAGTAATTGGGTCAGTAATTGGGTTCTTAGAAAGCGCTCTATTTGCAAATCCCATAGTTTATTTAATAATTACTTAGAACCTGTTTTATATTTCCAACCCGGCGCAAATTCTGAAGTAATTTCCAAAGAAATTACTTGAAAGTTTTTCACTAATACTTCACCAAATACCAAAGGAATAGGTGTACCCTCCTTAGTATTAAAACCAGAGGACTGAAAAAAAGTAGACTTAGCATCTTCTTTAGGATTGCCATTAATAATAGAATTAAGTAATCCAGTAGCACCACTATAAATTAAAGACATTCCCAATGGCGCAGCCACCCCTGTAGCAACCAAAGCTATCCCAATACCAATCATGGCAATATTAGTTAAAGTCTTTCCAGAACCTTCTATAATTGGGGTAATCTCAATTACGCAACCGCTTACAGGCAATAAAATACTGGGTGAATCTTCCAATATATACCGTTCCCAATTGTTTCCTTTAACTACTACTGTATAATACCAATCTGAACCCAATACATAATGTTTAAAGTCAGAAAAATTGCAACATAAAAAGTTAATTACTTCTCGTACTGTGTTTAAGTTGCCTTGGATTTCAGGTACGAACTTAGTCCCCAAAATACCATTTAATTTAATAGTTGTCAACATAAGCATTTTAATCTGTAATGGCTAATGGTTCTTTCTCTTAAGTATCTATTGTAAGGTTCAATTTTACTCAGAGATTTTTGTGACATAGAGTGAAGAATCAAATTCTTTTCTGCATCCACTAAAATAGCAGCATGATTGACCTGTAACCCTCCCCTCAATGCGATCGCAAATACATCATGAACTTCTGCTTTAGTCCCTATAGGCATTAATTGTAGTTGGTGGTCAAAGTCAAAAGGGCATTGATAGTTGTCCGGCGGAAAATTATCGAGATGAGAACGTTGAAAGTCGCCTACATCTACCCCAAGCATCCCTAAAAAATAACAGCGCCCAATAGAGAAACAATCAGAGCGTCCCCAGTAAAAGGGAATGCCTTGATAAAATTCTATTTGTTTAGGTGTGTAATTTATAAAATTAAGTGGAAACGGGTTGGGATTATTTGGTTCATAGTAGTCCCAAACATCAAACACCGTGTGATAAAGAATAATTGGTTTTTGAGTCTGACGACTCATCTCAATATCAGTGTAAGTAAAATATCCGGGTTGAGTATCATTATAGTGGGTATGCCAAAAAGCTGTGATTTGAGAATAGTTAAATCTAGCTAAATCTTTAGAAGCAATAGCAAAGTTATTAATAGGGTCACTGTGAGAATTGGGTAAAGAAACAACCTGGTTATGAATAACCAGCCCGCAAGACTCAATAGAGTCACTAATAATTAAAGATTTGATTTGTTCCTTAATTAAATCAGAAATCATTGTCATAATAAATATACTTTGTGTTTATGATAGCATATAATTAATATTAATTAATAGCTCAAAGATGTTAAATACAAATTTATTATCTCCCAAAGTTCAAGCCTTAGTTTCCACTTGGATTGGGATGATTCAACAGTCAGATAGAAACATTACAGATAAATATGTGGAGATGCTCAAAGATTCCCCTGTAGCCTCCGCAGCCAATGATTTAAGAACATTATTAGGTGTATCTTTACTAGGGAAATATCAACATCCAGATGAAAACATTGAACATTTTGTTAGGTCATCCATCAACCAGATGGAAGGAAGTTGGTCTAACGTAATTGCCGAACTCTTGACATTTATCCCCTTTGGACGATCATTTTCAGAAGTTAGTTACATCATCAAAAAACGGGTAGCTTATTTAGACAAAATCCGTACCATAGACCCGCGTTATTATTGGTTTGAAGGATATTCCGGCAGTATCAAAACAGTCCACTACATGAGAAATGCTGATATTTATATCCCTTATGAGAACGGTATTCATTTAATCAATCAACCATACTTAGCACTGGGAGGCGACCCTTATGGAGTAGCAATATGTAGAAGAGCATACCCATACTGGGAATTAATGAAAATAGTCAACGCTTGTATGGCGATCGCATCAGAAAGACAAGCCACCAAACTACTGGTAGCCAAAACTGACACAGCCAACAATACTGTTACCATGATCAACCCTGAAACCGGGTATGCTTTCTTAGACCCTGCCACGGGAGAGCCTAGGCTGTTTAACCAAGCTTATGTTATGTCTAAGAATTTAGACGACATGAAAAATAATTCTTATGCAGTGATTGATATTGCTGATGATATCTTTGCGATCGCTCATGAGACTGATGGTAGCTTTTTCATGAACATCCTAGGTTACTTAGAGTCTATGATTATGCTGTCCTGGTTAGTGCCTAGAACCGTCACAGGTACAGGTGCAATTAGTAGTGGTGACAGTAACCTCAATGCTGGGCATAGGGGTATCTTGGATTTAGTCATCAAGTCACAGATGGAATTAGTGGGGGATGTCTTGATTGAACAGGTGATCCGTCCCATGATTGAATTTAATCTTGGGGAACAAGAAAATTACGGGATTTTTCCTATTAATTCACAGAACAACGAAGATGTGATATCACTCTTAAATATTGTCAATAACTGTATAAGCACAGGCGCATTTAGTATTGACGACTTAGCTGTAATCAATAGAATGAGGGAACTAGCAGGAATAGCACCATTGGAAAAGATTAAGGAGGTAGCTAGTGAAAAAAAGTACCAAAGGGTAGCAATTAAAGCCGCCCAAGAGTCAACTAGCTTTTATTGGAACTCATCTAGCCAAAGATATCAGTACGCTAATGGCGATAAACAAGGTCAATTTGTCAGAGAGAAAGATGTAGTCAGAATCACAGAGAAAGCCATAGCAGACACGCTACAACTAGGCAACAAAGTCACTGACAACTTACTATCAGGAAAAATCAATGTTAGTACATGGGAACGACAAACCGCAGAACTAATCAGAGATGTTTCCTTGTACCAATACTCACTTGGTATAGGCGGACTAAAACAGATGGACTGGCGCGACCATGCTGAACTAAGCGGTAAACTCAACTTACAATATCAGTATTTGCGAGGATTTTCCAATGAAATTATCCGTGGTGAATTATCAGAAGCCCAAATAGCTGCTAGAGCGCAAATGTACTACAACAAAACCAGACATTTTTATGAAGATGGTAAACTAGAAGGGCATAGCAGAAACGGATACTTGTGGGAACGTCGGGTTATAGCTGCTAGTCATAGCTGTAGTGACTGTATCCGTTACAGCAGTATGGGATGGGCAAAGATAGGTACATTACCAAATCCAGGAGAGAATTGTCAGTGTCGAGCCAACTGTAAATGTGTTAAGTATTATTCAAAATCACCAATATTGCCCAGTTTATGAAAGACAAATTAAATGATTTTGTTCCCGTGATATTTGCTTTGCTTAGTGCAATCATCACCATAGTTACAATGATAGTCCCTGATCTATCAGACACAAAAGCCAATGGTGCATTTAATATTGCCTTAGCGTTAGCGTCCGGTAGTGCTGGTTTAGCTGTATCAAAAGAGCCTAAAAAGAATGAGTAAATTTACCCCGCCACCAGAAGAACTACCACAGTTAGAAGTATTAATGAGTAGTTTAAGTATCAACCAAGAGACTACAGAGCAAGTGATTCAAGAATTTGTGGACAATCCCCCGATATCTGAATTAGCCAACTTACCATTAGCAGAATAATTCTGTAGGGGTTAACGGCTGTCAACTCTCTCTACTTATCCATAACACAACAAAACCGCTTAAATAGCGGTTTATGATGCGGCAATCATACGACTACCCCTAGGCTATGCCTACTTTTATATTATCCAGCAATCAGTCAACATTATGTTTACCGACCATAAGGATTACCCCGTCGGATAGAACCGCCAGGACGCATTTCCCGCCTAATCCCATCACTAACAAGAGCTTGTACAGTCTGTGACAATCTAGCTCCATCTACATCAGAACCTTCATTCACTGACACACTTACAGGCACATTCACTGTTGTAGTGCTACCACCAATCTTAGAAGCAATATCCCCAGAGCCACCACCAACAATACCACCATCAGCAAATCCAGAAATACCTGATTGCAACTTATTCCAAATAGCAGTTTCTTTGTGATTAAGAATGCGCTCACCTTCAGAAGCGACCACCAGGTGCGGTGTCCTCCCTGTCATAGCCCGTTCCTTATTCATTGTTCCCACAATGCCCCCGTTGGCAAAATTCTGAATCTTCCCAAGAGTATCTTTATCAATCATCCCACCTTTAGCAAATCCCGTTAAAGTGGCTGTACCAAAATCACTAGCCGCAAAAGTAGAAGGATCTAAGAACTCCATACCCGTAGGGATAAAAGAAGCAATATCACCAAAACCAGCAAATCCATCAAAGCTACCCATGTCTAAAGCCGAAGCACCTGCTATTGAACCGTTCCCTGCGTTTTGCAGTGCATAAGCAGCTTGTGTTAACTGTTGAGCAGCAAAAGATAATTCCGTTGCTGGGTTAAGCCCAGTGCCACCCATCCAACCAAAAAGCAAGTCCGTTACACGCTTAGATGCCATTTCTGCCAAAGTATCCAGTACAGATTTACCAATACCTTTAGCTAAATTCAGTAGTGCTGTACCTGTATCTTCTGTACTGAGTAGAAACTCTTTAAAAGAACTCTTAAACCCGGATACAAAGGACTTAATTAGTTGTGCAAACTCTGAGAACTGGGATTTAATGGTACGTAGTTTTAAATCATTCTCTATTTCATTATTCTTTCTCAGCACATAGGCCTGTGAGTCAGTGAGTTTATTGTCCAGAATAAATTGACTAGTTTCATTCTGTTTGCGCTTATACTCATTCTCTTGAGTCGTGATTGCGTTCTGACGGTCTAATCTTTCCCCTGCCAACTCCAATCCCAAATTCTTCTTAATGGTACTCTTGCTTTCAAAAATAGCCTTAGCAGAATCAGATAATCTCACTTCCACATCTACAATCACCTGTCTATTTTTAATCTCACCAGCAGCCTTTTGGTACTCAGTTTCCACTTTTAAAACATTTAATTCTTTTTGGAGATTCATAGCATTTCTTAAGCGTTTTGTGATTCTATCATCAGAAGATAATTTAAAGTCGCGCTGAGTCTCTAAGCTAGTTTTTCTGTAAGAGTCCATCAAGTCTTTTTGTTTAATTAATGCTTCATTTTCAAAGTTAATAATATTAACTAAACCGTTCTTATTCCTAGCAGCGAACAGACTATTATCAAGCTGTAAACCCTTGGTAATTGGTTCTCTCTCAGCAGCCCCTTTATCTATCAATCCAAGTTCACGATTAACATAAGCTAATATATTGTCAGTCCGACGCTTTCTTTCAATGATTCCTGTCTGTTTTGTGACATTGTCCATGATTTCCCGTAGTCGCTTATCATAGACATCTTTACCCATGTTTTTACCACCTGACTGATTCCACTCGCGTCTTAACGCAGCTATTTTTTGCAGAGTCGTTTGAGTCAATTCCAAATCAGCTATATTTGCTTCAAGGTCAGGTATCTTGAGTAATTCAGGGTTTAAAGGATCAATTGCTTGGATTCCTTTAAGTTCTTCCAGTTGTAGCTTCAATTGGCTAATGTTAACCCCCAATAAATTAGCCCTTTTTTCAGCATCTTTATTTAATTGCTCTTCTTTGAATCTGCTTACATACTTATCAAAAACCGCTTGCTTGTTTTTGGTGTACATATTGCGGAGTGCGATCGCTGTTTGTTCTCTTGCTTTAACGACTCTGTACACTTCGTCTCTTAATCTTTTTAGCCCTGACGCATCTATACCTTCTCTCTGAGCAGCAGCAATTAGCTCATCAACCTTTGCTAATTCAGCAAGAGGCGCTCTTGTAGACTCAATAATATTCTGTTGTTCATTAATCCTTGCTTGGTATTCATTCTTTAGTTTTTGGAAGTCAGTAGCAAATTTTTCCTTATCAGAAGCATTGGGATTTAACAGCCCTTGTATATACTCAGAAGCATTATTAATATCTTGTGCAGCCTGTAGTGATTCATCTCTGATACCTTTATTGGTATCTCTTAATAGATTGGATAAATTTCTTTGAAACTCTACCAGCTTTGCGCTTATTTCTTCTTGCCTTTGCAACCTAGCCGCAGCGTCTCTTTTCTTAGCAGCTTCCACACTGAGAGTACCAGCTTCTCCAACACCTGGTTGTAACTTACCAGGGTTTAATGGCTGATTCTGCAATTGTGATCTAGTGTAAGGATCAGTGCCTGGTGGAATTACCACGGGTTGCCTTGTCTGTGGTATTTGTGGTACTTGTGACTGTGATGAAG